TAGACGCTCTTCAAGTGCATCTACCAACTGAGACATTGGGATGCCGTTTTCTTTATATCCTATAGCCAACATTTTTATGTATTTTTTACTAGGAAGAGAACTAGAATGATAAGCAGGATCCATGATGTAAGTTGTTGCTCGTATTTTCTTCGAGCCCAACTCAATTTCTACAGGAATCCTATTGTAGTTCTTATGAAGTCCTTCATCGTGATCGAGTATTTTTAAATCACGGTTAGTTATTTTCCAAACTACACCACGGCATTCGGTGTCTTCTTGATTTTCAATGTCAGCATAGTGCTTAAGAATAAATTTAAAATTCTTTAAAACACCGACACCGAGAGGTTTGGCTCCAGGCACTCGACGTACAAATTCTTCAACGTCAGTATTGTGCCCGTACCCAAAATAAAAAATATCTTCAATGTCGGCAAATCGCATCTAGTATTTATTATTTCGAAGACCTTAGCAAATACATCGAAAGAGCAGAGCTATCAACAATTATAGTATCCTTTGGATATTTGTTAACAGTTGATTTATAACTTCCGCCCAGTCTTGCTAGTTTGACCATTTTAGGATTCATTTTAACAATCTTACCAAGCTGTAATGAATTCCCGTCCGGATATGCTACACAGAGATCTAGTTCTAGAATCTGACCTATCTTGTCGGTATGAGTTGGTAATTCTTTTGCCATGATTACTTGTCTTGATTTAACATACGCTGTTTCTTAAGCCAGCGAGAACGAGCAGCACCCTTTTCACGCTTTCTCTTCTCGCTGGGCTTTTCGTATGTTTGCCCCTTGATGTATTCGATTAGAATACCGGAGTTATCAACTTTTCTCTTAAATTTTCTAAGAGCAGCAGTAAAATTATCTCGGACTTCAACGGAGAGTCCTTCGAAGTTATTTTGATATGGTTGTTTTTTCGACATCATCTTTTCTAAAAATTAATACGGCATCACCGCCGTTTACGGTATCTTTACTTATCACAATTTTCTCTAGACCACGCTCAACAAGGTCCACAGCGTCATATTGATAATTCAAAAGCATCTTCTCAATAATTTGACGAAGCCCACGTGCATTAGTTTTCATTTCTTTTGCCTTCTCGGCAATGCAACGTAGTGCTTCATCTTCAAATGTTAATTCAATTCCGTCCAACTTAAAAAGATGTTGATACTGCTGAATAACACTATTCTTTGGTTCTTTAAGAATACTTACCAATTCGTCGATGGTAAGTTCATTAACATTGACTACAAGTCCGAACCGACCTACAAATTCTGGAATTAATCCAAAGGAGATAAGATCCTTGTTGGTGCAGTCGTCGTAATGTAGGGCCGAGTCCGGTTTTGTAAAGACATCAGCACCAAAGCCGATAGGATTACTACGGCCACGCTTGGCAATAATCTTATCTAGACCGACGAATGCTCCGCCGCAAATGAATAAGATATTTGATGTATCAATTTCCAACATTTCTGCTTTGGGATTCTTTCGTTTGCTTCCGCCGGCAGGTACACGGGCTACAGTTCCTTCGATCATCTTGAGCAAAGCCTGTTGCACGCCTTCGCCGCTGACATCGCGAGTAATGGAGGTATTTTCACCTTTACGTGCAATCTTATCAATCTCGTCGATGTAAACAATACCGCGCTGCGCCCTCTCAACATCATCGTCGGCTACACTAAGCAGCCTAGCAAGGATGCTTTCAACGTCGTCACCTACATAACCTGCTTCAGTTAATCCAGTAGCATCACAGATAGCAAATGGTAGATCGAGAAAATCTGCAATTTTCTTAGCCATCATGGTTTTGCCGCAGCCCGATGGTCCTAGCATCAGCACATTAGTTTTATCCAGGACAATTTCACTAGATGGATTGTTAATGCGCTTGTAATGTTGGGCTACACCTACAGACAGTGCAATCTTTGCACGAGTCTGACCGATTACATACCTATCAAGGTATTCTTTGATTTTAGCCGGATTATATTTCAGCTTCTCGTCTTTTAACGGAAACTGTTTGACTTTTTCATCTTTAAGGATACCCGAGCAAAGAGTCACACATTCATTGCAAATTCCTACGTCTGAACCGACAATAAGTTTTTCAACATCTTCTTTGCTCTTTCCGCAAAAACTACAGGTGTGCAATTTAGTTTCCTTGGTCATTGAATACTTTCTCTAAAAATGTTTCAGTTGTGGGTAGAAATTTATTATTGATGTGCATCATCAATGCTTTCAAGTTTTCGTTATTAGTTGTATAATAAACATTAGGTTTAGAAAGTATATAACTGCCCATGAGATTAATTATAACATGTTCAGTGTCGTAGTTCAACAAAATAACGTCTGCGCGGTTCACCGCATACAACAACCAAGTAACGTTAGTTTCACCTTGGTAGAAGTAGAAATTGACTTCGGGAAAATCGCCTTTTTCAGCTAACCAACGACTGGTCATTTCTTGGTCATCGTCTGACATACCAAGGAACAGCACACTAAAATTTGAATTCTCATAAAAATCAGGCGGCGTAATTAGAGTAATTTTATTCACTATCGGTTGACTTTCTACGTCTGGCAGTTTCTAAATATTCGCCTTCGCTAATAGGCTTTAGAATCTCAGTCCACTTGTTGCTTTCTCGCTGTTCTTCATTTTGAACATAAGTGCGTGGTTCTGCAGTGACAATTTCTTGTGTGCCTGCTGAGTCTTCGATGATCATACTGTTTTCAGTATGAGTGATCTTGACTTCGGGAGTATGGGCAGCTTCTTCAATAGATTCCATATGTTCAGCCGTATCTTCTTCGATCATAGGAACTTCTGGTTTAGTTGGAGTAACTCCTTGGTCGAACGCATCGATTTCTGATTGAATATGCCTATCTGTTGGATCTGGTCCTAGATACATTTCCATTACTGCATCAGAGGGCACCTCGGGAAGTCCTTTATTTGCGCCGCCATATTCTAAATCAATCGCAGGATCAATTGTGCCCTTCAGATCGAAGAATTTTTTCTTGAAGTCATCTTCGTCGAATTCTTCTTCGTCTTCTGCTGCGCTACGGCGTTCTTCAGCAGCTTGTGCAAAACTATATTGACTTGCTAATAGCAGCGTAATAGCCAATGGATCAAATACAATAACAATTAGAATAATGACCCAGCTTACTGCCTGTTCTAGAATATTTTCGTTGGGATTGGGCCCATAAATTAACTGCGCGATATATTTGATTGGTCCAACTTCTGCTTCAACCTTGCGCGATTGCGAGCGAATTGGGGCACTGGTTTCCATAAGATCGCTAATTGCTTTCTGCTGGGTTTCGATATCTTGGGCAACGCGGGTTCTCTCGTTCTTTTGAGATTTCCGTATCGAAACGGCTGTAGAGGCACCTGCCGCTGTTGTTGTGCGGCCCATTGTTTGATCCACCACAGCATCCATTTGTTGTAGTGCTTTGCGGTCAGCATCGATATTGTCCTTTGCTGTTTGAATTTTTTGATCATAAACAGATAATCTAGCAGAAATGTCGCCACTTACCAGTGCTTGATCGCTATGTGCCTTGCTCAAATATCCAAAGATGCCCATTGATGTAATCATCATTAGTACAACGACTGCAATAGTCAGATATGTTTTTAACGCAAACGGCGCTTTATCCCAATTTTGTTTGAGCCACACTGTAACTACTAGTTTTGCAAGTTCTAAACTAACACCCATAACAATAATAGGAATCATTGCTGCTGAGAATATACTAGCAAGTCCTGCTACTGAGTAAAAAATTGCGACTGCGCTGATCAGCAGTCCTGATAATAGAGTAAGATAACCTAAACGCATAATGGATATTTATTGCCTTTTATTAGTCGACGTCTTTTCCTTTGACAATCCCGCATTTTGTACATTGCAGAATATATCGTACGCCTATTGGACGAGTAGAAGAAACGTTGGTATCAAATAAAGAAATTTCTTTGAGAATTGACCAACGATGCCAGCATCCAGTGAACAAAAATGAAATTAGTTTAAGCATATGGAATGTATCCGTCATCTTCACCAGGAAGATACCAGCGATTTTCATCATAATTCCAATGGCGACTATCATAGATAGTAAATGCCAACATTCGACGTAGGAAATTAAATTCAATATGAAGCCCACCGTGATCCGCGCCAATAGGATTGAATCTAAAACAGAATCCTAAAAGTTCGTTGCCCATCTTTGAACACTGAATTTCCCAATGCTTGGTGCCCCAAAGATCGCCATCCTTGTAGAAATAATCTTTGCCAGCACCTTCTTGTTTACGGGGCCACGACAGACTGAAATTAAGGTTAATCATGAATTTCTCCTTTGCAGTATTATACAGCAAAGTCTAAGAAGTTGCAAGAAAAAGATAGGCTCCGAAGAGCCTATCAAGTGCAGCTATGCTACGTTATTATGTTACGAATTTGACTTAAGCCAAGCCAGAATGTTTTCTGGAGCACTTTCACCGTAGGGATCAGTTGGGCAATTATCTTCCTGACCAGGCTCGACAAACATATGTTCAATCTCGCCGTTCTGAATTACAGCGGCGTATCGCCAGCTGCGACGGCCGAACCCTAGGTTATCCTTATCAACAAGCATACCCATTGCTTCGGTAAACTTGCCCGAACCGTCGGGAATAACCTGAACATTTTGGATATTCTGTTGCTTTGCCCATGCATTCATTACAAATGCGTCATTAACGGAGATACAGTAGATTGCATCAATACCGAGATCTTTGAACTGTTCGAAATTGTTTTCAAATCCCGGAAGCTGATAAGTTGAGCAAGTAGGAGTAAAAGCACCTGGAAGAGAAAATAGCACAACTCGCTTTCCATGAAAATAATCAGCAGTAGTCATGTCCTGCCAACGATATGGATTAGGTCCTTCGATCGAATCATCACGGACACGAGTCTTAAAAGTTACATTGGGTACGTTCTCGAGCATTTTATTCCTTTCTGTGTGTTTAAACAGGATGCGCCTTTTGACTTCGGAAGACTAAACTCTTCTACTATTCGGAGTAGCCCTATTCAAGTTTTCCTTGACTGAAGTAGGCGTGGAACGAATGTTCGACCCTGACTACCTGTTAAAGTACTCGAAAGTACTAGAGTGTTTTGCTGAAATCATCCTTAAAACTTAATATTCGCTATTATACAGTTCATTGACTATAATGTCAAGAACTTTTTTAGAATTTCAACAGGTTGAAAGCCAACAGTACATCGCGCTTGTCCTCGTCAACGGGATAAACGGCGATAGCAGTCATTTCCCCATCATTGAGATCAGGTTCGACAAAAGATTCGTATTTAAATCCAAATTCTATCAAAATCTTTTCCACTGCATGAAGTGCGTCAAGGTTTCTAACACCTACACAAGTGAAATATGTGTTGTCCGGATCAGCGTCAGCATCACCGTTCTTCCAAAGACCGTAACCGAGTTTCATAGCGACATGAGCCGTTTGTACCAACTGATACTCACGGAAAATGTCTTGGCGGGTAAAGAAATATGCGTATCGTTTCATGTTCACAGTATAACACCTTTAGAAATCTTGTCAAGAAAAAAGGGCCCGTTAAGGTGGAGCCCATACCTTAGTTTAACTTAGAAGCTCTTCTTTAGTGCAACTACGACGTTGTTGCCATACAGCTTATGACCATCAAGGGTGTTGAGTTCCTTCATAGCCTGACCTTCGTCCTTATTGAAGTAATAAAGCCCAGTAAGGCTCCAACCCTTAGGAAGGTTGTAAGAAGCACCTACGTTATAGTCGGTGTAGTTGTAACCATGTTGGTGTGCAACAAAAGTATGCGCAGCGTGTGCAATCAATGTAATCGGACCAACTGGCTGAGCCAAATCGGCAGTTACATAATGGGTACCGTGTGAATTTGGAATACCAAAATAGTCAGTAAAAGCGTGACTACCCTTAACCGATAGCGGACCATAGCTTGCGCCGATGTAAGCTTCACTTGTAGTAAACGAAGTACCTGCATTCGATGCATGGTAATAAGTGTCAGTATAGGAACCAACATCAAGAGTTAGACCCTTGACAACTTCCTTCTTAACGCCAGCATAAAAATCTTCTTCATAACCTGCACCGCCGGTGTAGTAGTTTGAGCTTACGTTAGAAACAAAGGTACCAACATAAACGCCATTCTTGAATGAAAGATCGATGTTGCCGGAAGCTTCCGGACCAATTGCAGTCTGGCTAACACCGCGGAAACGATAATCGCTAGATACGGTAAGGTTACCAGTAAGTTCCTGTGCATGAACAGCCGAACTGAAACTCAGGGCTGCGAGCGCGGCAATAATAAACTTCTTCATATAATTCCTTTTCTGTGAGAGTCTGCTGCGTAGTTGTTACGTAGAGACGTACACTTGTTTATCAGTGTATGAAGACTATTATAGCAAAAATGAAAATGAAGTGCAACCAATTTATTTTAGGCCGGTTGCCCACCGTTGGGGATTATTTTTCGCAGACGTAATTATAACCGTAAGTGGCGCGGGGTCCCTTGCCAATCCATCCAGCTACATATTTGCAATTTTTTTCTTCCTTGGCAGCAACCCAAACTGACATTTTGTTTGCACCTTGTTCCCAATGACCCTTAGGGGCATCGGCGGCACATGCAGCGGTTGCAGAAGCAAGAGTTAGTAGTGAAGCAATGAAAATTTTCTTCATGACATCATCCTTTCGATAGTCGAGATACTTATTATCTCCCTATATTTATCGGAATTTTGAGCTCTTAGCAGATGCAGCATGAAGAAAAGTGAGGGTTTCTGTTTCTAGGTACCCTCGGACCCAGGAAATCATGCCGCTAGGGCAATATCCATAGTTGAATTATCATTTGCAGATACTTCTATTTAGTCTATATGCGACTAACCAATCAGTCTAGGTGGTATTCTTAACATAAATCGATCTCAGTTCCGCCCCATAGGATCGAAATGGTGGAGCGGCTGGGAGTCAAACCCAGGTCTTTATGTTTACCTTACACCTTGATAATTTATTAAAGCAACTGATGCATCTTTAATAAATATCTTTGCAATAATGTAGTTCGCGGATGGCAGTCCCAACTACCCTAATCCTCATACAAGGAGCTCAGCATGTCTATTTATTATATTGTATATAAAACCACAAATATTGTCAATAACAAAATTTATTTCGGAAAACATCAACAATCTATTGCTCCTTATCAATTTGACGGGTATTATGGTTCAGGACAACTACTCTCATACGCAATCAAAAAATATGGAAAATCTAACTTCATAAGAGAAACTTTATTCGTATTTGATAACGAAAATGATTGTTTATTGAAGGAAGAAGAAGTTATAACTCCACATTTAGGAAAATCTTATTGCTATAATATGCGATCAGGTGGTACAGGGGGTTTTGAACATATAAACAATGATCCAAAAAATAGAAAAAGAGTATCTGAACTATCTAGTAAAGCTAATAAAGGAATTTGTCGGCATGTTCCTACAGAAAAAGAAAAAGAAGCGAGCCGACAAAGAAATTTAATTATGAAAGAACTCGGAATCGGCGCGTATAGTCCCGAAGCCATGAAAAAAGCTGTCTTAAATAGAGATACATCATCAATTTCTAAAAAGTTATCAGGGAAAAATAATTCAGCGCATGGCTCTAAATTTTATTATAATTTAACAACCAAGGTAAAAAAACGATTTAAACCAGGTGACCTTATTCCGGAAGGATGGGTCAGGTCATTGGAATACTTCGAATCAAAGAAACAGACTCACTGGTATAATGACGGAAATAAAAATTATCTGCTAAAAATAAATGATCCTAAAATTGATTTATTAAAATTAATAAAAGGTCGTATAATTTATAATCGTGTCAAGAAATAATTTGAACCATATAATTTTTAGATTTTTCTTCAAACTCTGCCCGCTTGCGATCCATCTCAATCTTGCGAAGAAGCAATGGATCGCCGGGCTTGATTACATACTTGTTCTTTTTAAGAACTTCCCAAAGACGCTGTGCTTCTTCGCTTAAATTGTCTAATGTAATACGCCTAGCAGGCATTTCAACGACCGTAGCAAACAGTCTGACGAGTTACAAAGTTGTTATATTGATCATAGGTATCACGAATTTCGCAGCCGCCTCGATACATATCGTAATAATTTGATACAACTACGGTATGATATACCGGCGCAGGAGGTGTAACAACTACTTCACGAGGTTGAGTCGATTCCACAATCACGCCGCCAATAATACCACCGAGGACTAAGGGAGCAACCCATCCGTGTCCTCCACCTCGATGCCAGTGACCTTCGTGTGCTTGAGCGGGTGTAGTAATTAATGCTAGACCTGCTAGTGCTGTAATAAGTTTTTTCATAGAATTTCTCCTTTGCAGAATATTTACCGAATTTTGTCTTTAAACCAACGATCAGCAATTTTTTGATGAATTGGAAAACACAGTTCGACTTGATCTGCGGTCCACATAACACCTAGTTGCAGGTTTTCCTCACACACTGATCCATATGACCATTCTTCAAAGGACATAATCCGATCTGTTTTAACAGCGATAACCATTTGTCCCCATGTGTTTTGTTCACTGTACACAATACTAGCTCGACCAGGAAGTTCGAGACCAGTTTCCTCCATAAACTCACGCCGGGCAGCTTCTACTAAACTGGTGTCCTGCATATCTACAAATCCACCAATAAATGCCCATTCACCTGCACCCGGGTTACGAGCACGTTGAGCAATAGCAAGTCCTTGCCTACTAAAATCTCTAGCCCATACTGGCTGCAAGACAAATGTTACAGGGATCGGGTTTTTCCAAGCGATATCGCCGCAGGAGTTGCAAGTACGTGGCCAATTTAGATCGGCATATTCTGCACCGCAGCTACCACAAAATTTTCTATTACTCATTGATTCCTCGTCTAATTGATATCTACAGAATAATAAACAGATTTTGTTAGTTTGTCAATCTAATTACCATGGTAGAGGATCAATTACTGGCTTAGTTATCGGTGTAATTGAACGCCGAAATGAGTCCAACGCATCATTTTCTACGTTAGACTTTGTTTCGTCACCTAAATAATCAAACACCCATCCAAGAACCGTTTGTTCAGTAAGTTGTTCATAGGGAATAAATTGAGATTCAGAATCTAATTCAATACTGGCATTCCCCGATAATGTCACAGGACCATTTACCCCATCCGACGCTGTACAATTCCATCTTACAAAGTATACAACTTTTGATAATCCATCTACATCTGGTGTATTTTGCATAAATTCTATTGACCAATTTACTGTTGACATTTTTCTATTTCCTTACTTTTAAATTTAATTAAAATGCGCCGCCACTTGGGCCGCCTGTTCTTCGGATGGCACTAATGCCTTTGCTGTGAGGTTTGTTGATCATACGTTTTGTTGTATATTGGGGGGCTTGTAATAAGTTAGATCGATTTAGTCTATTTTGAAATTTTATTTCTTCCCAGTTCGGTAATTTTTTTAATAACTGAAGTACTGACGAATTACTTATATTAAACATTTTTCCAACAACTGTTGAGTTTGTTCCTAGAGCATATTCTTTCGCCATTTGTTCTATTTTTTCACTTGAGAGATTTTTTTGTGTTAAATCTTGTATTGTTAAAAGACCTTGTTCTTGCCTTGATTTTGTATTTTGTTGTAGCAAGCTATTGAAATTAGGAAGTTTTTTCAAAAGTCTTCTGATTGTAACAACATCTAAATCAAATTTATCACCTATTTGTGAATATGATCCTCCAGTTGCAAACATTCTAGACATTTGTTCAAGTTTCTCTTGCGTAGTACCTTTTCGTCCGATTGCTAACCCTTGCTTTGATCTTGACTCTCTGTTAGATGTTTTAATATCATTCCATGACGGAAGTGACTTTAGAACTCTTAGCAATGCTGTTTGCGATGTCGGATATTCTTTAGCAATATCTGCTAGTGTAAATCCTAATGAATACAGATTAGCAATTTCTTGTGTTGTTTTGTTATCAGGATTAAAACTAATTCCTTGTGGCATTTCAACTATAAATTCATGTGCTCTCATAGAATTATTTATTTGTTCTTCGGTTTCGAGTAGTACACTTCCTATTAAGAGTTGTGATTCCTTTTATGTGTTTTTTTATATAATAAGGTGTAGTATTATTTTGTATTGCTGCTTCTTTTATTGAATAATATTCAATTCCGTTGTAATTTACAGGTTTGCTAACTTTCATTTTAGTTTCTAAACTTTTTAGCTGAACACTAGTCTTACCTTTATTCCAAGGGGTTTTTCCTAACTGAGATCTACCATTATTTTCGCTCATCTTTTTACGAGTCTCAGCAGATTTTGGAATACCTTTTAATTTTCCTTTGGTTTTTCGCTAATAAGTTTTTTTGTTTCTTCTGTATGTTTTTTTCCATAAAAATTATTTCCAGATCCTCGACGTGCAGCATACATTTCTTTCATGATTTGCTCGTGAGGTATTAACCCTAATAATCCTTGCCATGCTACTTTGTCTTGCCATTTTCCATGTTGTTCATACAATACTCGGTGCGCTTCGGCATGTTCTTTTATTGTTAATTCTATTAAGTTTTCCGGGTCATCTGACCCGCCCATGTGTTTAGGTATGATATGATGGGTATGTTTCATATTCTTATTTAGCCGTTGCCCTATAAACTCATTTAGTTTGGGCACGGTAAATTCCGTCCCATTCTTTTGGTCTCGGAGGGTTCTTTTGAATTTCTTCTATGCGTTCAGCCATCATATCATAATACGCAGTAAGTTGGCCGCCCCAGATACCACGCATTGCCTGTGCCATGGCCAGTGCTCTATTCCATGCACCTAGTCTATAAACGGTCAAGAACTTTTCATGT